TCGTTTTGCTCCAGTTCTACTTTAACCATGCCGTTTACATAGCTTTCAAATTCCTCTAAATCTTTAGTCAAATAAACATCTGCTTCATTTTGACTAATAGTTTTGCCTTCTTTAGCGCTTTTGATGTGTCCGTAACCTATAGTCCAGTAACCAGCTGGACATAGATATGCTTCTAATTCACAACCTTCAAACTTTTTTATTAAAGCTTTGCCCTCTTCTGATATTTTCATTAATAATCTCCCCATACTTTGCTTTTTTTACCGCCATCGTAAACAACAGCGTGTCCTTCTTTGATTAGCATTTGACATATATCTTGTCCATCTTCGGTATACGGTATGCCTAAAATTCTGCCGTACTTACCTTTACCAAGTGACTTAATCTTGAAAGTTCCAACACAAAGTTCTTTGAGTCTTTCTTTGGCAGCTAAACCTAATTTTTTTTCAGCTAAATCTCGTGTTCTTGATTCTGGTGTGTCAATACCTGCTAACCGTACTCTTTGTTTGTGCAACTTGACATCAAAACCTAAATCTAAAATTACATCTACGGTATCGCCATCTACCACCCTATCTAACTCTGCTTGATAAACAAAAGCATCTGGATTGTCACTCATCACTATTCTCCTTTTTTGGTTGATCGTAATTTCTATAATATTCAACTATAGATAAAATATTTTTTGTGTATCTAGTTATTTCAGCCATATTGACTGACAAATTTTCGTATTGTTGCGTGGTCAGTGCGTAATACGGCATAGCTGGTGCTTTGCCTTCTTTAACCAAAGCTAAATATTCTTCCATGATTTCTGGTGTCAAAACTTTCCATTTGACTGGCACACCTTGTATTTCTAAAGGTAAGGGCGGGTGATACATAGGTGGTATTTCAGCTATCGTTCTGACGTCTACAGGTTGTGCCTTGGGTAGTATTGAACAGCCACCCAAGACAAACAATGAGCTAATTATTAGGAGAGATATTTTCATCTTTTACATAGGGGGATGTAATTGACATTAACTCATCAAAAACTTTTTTTGAGCCTGCATTTACTCTTCTTTCAATCAAGCCAGGCTTCATCAAAGCTAAATTGTTCAGATCGTGACGGGCAAACTTGTTTCTTAATTCTGTAACAGAGCGCATGGCTTCTTGCTTGGCATCTTCTAAAGCCGCCATTTCTTGCATGGTTTCCTTTTGTTTTTGTAGATAATTTTTGATGGATTCGTTTTGTTCAGCTATTTTGTCCGTCAAAACAATTTGATTGGCTTTCAAAGTCGCTACTTGGCCATTTAGATATTTAATATAGAAAGCAGAGCCAGATATTGTGGTCACTAATAAAACTCCTAAAATAATACTTAACTTAAATCCCATAAACTTTTATTGGAAATGCTTTTCCTTTTACTTGTATATCATCTAAGTATCTTAAATCATATTGACAACTATTTGCAGTGTCTTTACCAATTAGTATATTCACTTTTAGCTCTTTTGTCGCACTTTCTAATCTAGCTGCTGTATTAACTGCATCGCCAATAGCCGTGTAATCAAAACGAGTTGCACTACCCATGTTGCCTATAACTGCTTTGCCTGTGTTAATTCCTATGCCAATGGCTATTTCTGGTAAGCCTTCTGCTTGTAACTCTTTGTTGAGTTCTGCCATATTTTTTACTATGTCTTTGGCACAATCTATAGCTTTGTGTTGATGCTCTGGTAAATCTAAAGGCGCGTTAAATATCGCCATCATTGCGTCGCCTATGTATTTATCAACCATGCCGTCGTGTTTTTGCACAGCTGTTTGTTGAGCTGTCAAAGCTTTGTTCATAATGTAAGTAACTTTTTCTGGAGGCAAAGACTCAGACATAGCCGTAAAACCTCTGACATCGGTAAATAAAAATGTAGCAGTCTTTTTTTCGCCACCGAGTTTTAAAAGCTCTGGATTGTCTTGTAGGCGTTGTATCTGACGCGGATCTAAATAATGCTCAAACTGTTTTTTTATTTGCAGACGTAACTTAAATTGTTCACGAAAGCGTAAATAAAAAGCCGTAGCTCCAACTAAGATTTGACTGATAAGTGTCCAGGTTACGTCTATTAACAAACCCATACGAATCAGATAAACGCCTAAGATTGTAGTGCCTATGAAGACCAAACTAGCAGTAATTAAACCTGCGCTTATGCCTAAATAAAATAAAAACAACCAAACTAAAGAAGCTGTGGTTATTAAAATTAGGAGCTCTGCAAGTAAACTGTACTCTGGGATTATAGGCGAGTCTTGTATCAAAATGCTTTCAGACAAAGCCGCTTGAATTTTGTGTGGCTCTAACAAACCTATGGGTGTAGCAAGCTGTGGCATGATACCAGGCGCTGTAATACCAACAAAAACGAAACGCCCAGCCACATTCATTTCAGCTAAAGTTGTTTCGGGAGTGTCTACCCAAGAAATCCATTTGCGCCCAAATTTGTCAGTTTTAACTGGTGGTAGACCACGCACTGCTATTTCCTGTATACCTATTTCGTTAGTGGTAATAATGTAGGAGCGAGTGCCAGTTAAGACTTTTAAGACCTCAGTACCAAAAGCTGAAACCCAACCGTCTGGTGTGCGTAAAAGCAAAGGCAAACGCCTTACTAAATTATCGACATCAACTGGTGCAACCGCTATGCCTTGAGCGGTAGCGTTTTTTAAAACTTCGGTATTTTCTATGACGCCTATGGTTTCTAAGCCTGCAACTGAATTACCTTTGATTATGGTGCCAGTCGTTTTCGGGAAAACACCAGCAGAGTTTTCAAAAGTAGCTAAAATGCTAGGTCCTAAACGCAACGAATCGGCAAACTCTTGGTCCCCATTCAAACGATCTGGTTGAGGAAAGGCTATAACCCAGCCAACGCCAGTCGCACCTTTTGCTAATAGCAACTCGTTTAGTTCTGCTAATCTACTTCTAGGCATTGGCCAACCGCCTTCTTTTTGTAAATCTGTTTCGGTTATATTTAAAATTACAAAATTACCGCTTTCTGTTTGCGGTTTGACTAAGGTATCAAAAGTTTTTAGTTTGAGGATTTCAGTAGGGGTGCTGACAAAAACCAAAGGTAAAGTCAGTAATATAAGCAAAGGTAATATTAAATATTTCATCAATTACTTTGTGTGATAGTAATTGTTGAATCACTACCACCATTTATTTTAACAACATTAGACGTACCATCTTGTATAAATATTACAGTATAAGCATTGTTACCATTGACATCTACCCGAGCGGAATCACTAACCATGCGCCGTAAACTAACTTGTTGGCCTGTCACAATAGTAGTTATTTGCGTGTCTGGGTCTTGACCAATTAAAGTGCCAGATATGTTTATCCCGGTTACTTGTTGCAACTGATCTTCTTCGTCGCCAATCGCTAGAGCATCTAATACATCTAATAAATCTTCTAAAAAATTTACGTCCAAATAATTAATATCAAGCTCAGTGAACTCCAAATCGTCGTTTCGCAAAAAGTCTTCATCCAAATAATCTACATCTAAATCATTGAAATCTAATAAATTTGCTCGTTTGGTGCGACTTTGTTCGGTTTGCACTATTTGTTCACGCTTGGGCGTTCTAACAATCAACATGTTATCAATAGCATTTAGAGTCAAATCTAAGATGACTGGTGCGGTTGGATTTGTTTCAAACACCGAAACCGTAGTTGCCTCAAATGGTTTGTTAAGTATGACTGAGCCTGTAGCCGTAGTAACTTCTATCTCGCCGCTTGATAAGCCAAAAGGGTCTGGCAAAAGAATGATTAGACTGCGGCCTAATTCGTCTACGGTGGTTGTAAAATCTGTACCACGAATAGCTATGTTTGCTGTTGGTGTTTTTAGTTTGATATTTTGTTTATCAATTCTTGCTAAATTACCTGTAATGAATCGTGCTGTACCCAAACCAAAAGTCAAAGCCATCTTGGATTTTGACGGATCCGGGTCAAAGATATATTCGTCCACAATCAGTTGTGAATGTTCAGTCAGACGCACAGTGCTATCATCTAAAAAAGTAATAGCCATGCGACCATTATTGGTTATGGCTTCATCGTTTTGTTGAATTGAAAACTGTAACTCAGCGTCGTAAGGCTGATCTCTAACTATTTGTGCTTGACCATTTAGCTCTGATATATCGCCAATACTTTCAACAACCTGTGCTTGTGCCTTGGTCGTTTTGAATGACACACAAAGTAGAAGCGTCATTACCAGAATTGTTTGATATAGATATAATTTTGAGCCAGTCATTGTCTTGGGTACTCAGCTGTTGAATGTTAAGAGCAGTGTTGTTTCCCGTATGGTCCCAATAAAAATAGCCACCAGCATAGCCACTACCCGTAAAGTTTATGCTGTTTGCATTACCATCAATGTCCATAAAATTAGTTGCACCATCGTAATTAATATTAGATGTAATCTGGTTACTAGAACCGTTGATAATCCAATCTAAGTCTAACTGACTAGCTAGAGCTGAGGTTGCATGATTCAAAGTCATAGCGTTAGAGCCACCAGTAACATTCACATTTACATTTGAGCTATCAGCTCCATAAGTGTTGCTAGGGTCGGTTTGCATGGTAAAGACGTTGCTATCTCCGTCTAATTGAAAAAACCCAGTATAAGAGTCAGCCCAAATATCACCTAAAAACTTGTTGGAATTACCAATCATGTTTATGTCAAGGGTCATGTTATTGCCGTCTAAATCTAGTGGCGTCATCGAGCCAGCTGCGGCTTGTAGGCCACCGATAATATTGCTACTACCGATTTGCTCTAA